GCGGGGCGATGGATCGGGCGGAAAAGAAGGGAGCAATAACGAACGGACCTTCGCAAAAGCGGCCGGAGACGGACGATCGTTCGGGAACAATCTCGAAACATTTGGCATCGACAGCCGGTCGAGTGCGCGAGAACACCTTCGACGATCATCCGCATGCGTTGCCGAATTATCAACAACGTGGTTCCGGGTCTATCGCGAGGAAGCTCTCGGAAATCCGCTGTCCGGCCCGGCGCGCCATCGCATGGTGGCTGAGCGATTTGGCGAGTGGCAGGAGGCGCCAAATCGCGCCGATGCTCACGACTTCCCTCGCCGGGGATTCGCTTTGTTGGAGTGGAGGAGAAAAACTGGAGGCGCGGGCCGGAATTGAACCGGCGCATAGAGGTTTTGCAGACCTATTCGCTACCACTGGGAATTATTAAATTTGCCGGTGAAACCTATTTTAGTCGGCAAATATCGGAGCGGATTTCAACCGAAAAGGAGGTTGACGCAAAGGAATGACGGCAGAACGATTGCGCAATGAAGACTGCGTTTTCCCCCGGCGCGCTCGGTTAAATTTGAATCATGAAGACGGGGCAATGGCTGTGGATTCTACTTATCGCGCTGTTTGCTGCTTGGTGGGCGGGAAGGCGATCCGCCCAACGATACGATGTCATAGCCTATAGCGACGCACACCGATTTTTGATCAAAATCGATCGGTGGACGGGACGAAGCTGGCACTACATTCCGCAACGCTGGTATTGGCTGGAAACCAAAAATCTGACCCCGGAACAGCTCAAGACTGAGCAGGCATTTGATGCGCCGGTCAGCGGGCTAAAAAAACCATTTGATCCCGATGAGTGGCTAGCCAGGACCAAACCAAAATCGCCGGCTGAAAAATCAAGCAAGGAACGCTGATATTGTTACCTATGGACAAATATAAGTGGTTAACGCGGTGGTGGGATGTGCGCGACTGGCTGCGCGCGTTTTCTGGGCTGTGGCAAATGATCGCTTACCTTGCGGGGGCATTTCTGCTCACGGCAATTTTAGCTTCAGACTATGTGTCGCCAAAGAAAGCGTGGCCGGGTTGGGTAGTCTTGCTTGTGATGCTGGTAGTTCCGCTGGTGGTAATTGCATTGCGAAAAAACCAGAATGTCGATCCATTATTTGAATACAAAATAGCGATCAACCGCTGGAATGCATTGCTCCGAGAGTTGGACACGCTTGAAGCAACCGCCAAATGTGAATTTGAGCAATGGCAGATAAACCAAGATGCGCATCGCTTTGATTACCTCAAAAGTATTGCTTCGAAAGCCGGCCCGCGGATTCGACTGGTACAGGAAATCGAACCGGCTATGGATGTACGAGGGAAATACGCGGTATTGCTGAAGCTTGATCGGACTTTTGCCGAAGTGCATTTCACCGTGACCGCACCTTGAACGAACAAACCAACCCGTCCGATCTCGGTTCGTCGTGAAATTACTCCTAGCGTAGTTCGTCTGCTATTTCCCTCCCAGCCGGCGTTTCTCCTCAGCGTGGCACTCAATCACCTTAGCGAGATCGGCAACCATGGCCCGCATCTCATCCGTGCGCATCGCTTCTTCCGAGATCAATGCAAGTTCGACCTGTAGTGAAATCGGTAGCGCTTCCAGCCAGTTCGACCTTTCCTCGACCAGCCACTCTTTCGCGACCTCAAGGGTGAGGTGACGGGAATCCAGCCCGGCTCGCTTGAGTGTATCGGCGGCTTCGTCGCGCAGGTGAGCGGCCAATAATTCTGCGCGTTCATTCGACTCCGGAGAAATAGCCGCACATAGAGCGGCCAACTGGGAGCGCGTAGGCACTCGACCGCGAAGCATGCGAGAAATGATCGTGCGATCGACGCCTGAGTCAGTCGCTAACTGCTCTTGGGTCAGCTCACGCTTGGCAACAAGGACACGGAGGGTTTCGGCGAACCGGCTCATGCGATGTGCTAAAAAGGAAATATTGCTGCCAAGGCAATTTATTTCTTGTCTCATGGTGCTAATTTAGCAATTGTGCTGTTTATGAACGGCGCACGCAAAAGCATCATCGAATTTCTGAAGCGCGATTTGGCGTTACTCCGGCGGCTTGGCACTACGGAACAGAAGGCCGAGATAGGGGTGATCGAAGGTTATTTGAATGCAATTGAGGAAACACCCATGGCGGTGAATTTCGCGGCGGCGAAAGCGGAATCGGAGGAATCGGAGGATCCAAAATGAAAGCGGCGCATGCGGCGTTGGCGCGCAATGATCGCGGGGGGTTGAAGGTGCGGCATTTTGATTCCGCGGAAGATGCTGCGCGGGCGAGTGCCGAGCGCGAATTGCCTTCACCCGATGCTGCCCCACCCGTGGGGGTTTTTGCGGCTCTGCCGGATATCCTCGAAACGTTGCGGGTGCTCAATGCGCGCAAGCTGAGGCTGACACCATCGTCGGCCGGCGGCTTTGAGGTGGAGGTAGTCGAAACGAATCGGCTGTACGTTTCTCGGCGCGAGCTCGCCGAGATGTTGCCATTATTCACGCCGGCGACCAAGCGCGAGGACTACGTCGACAAGCTTGTCGAACTCGGCATCCCGCACGTGAACGCCACCGGCAGCCGGCTCTACAACGTGCCGAAGGTCCACGCATGGCTCGAGCTGCATTTTGGCTGCGGGGGAAAAATGCCCACGAAGGTCGGCTGATAGATACCCATGAAACGCTGCGAAACGTGCATTCATTGGCACAAGAAGGCCGCGGGCGCGCGCGGCGGCGACGCGGTGGGCGAGTGCCGGGCGGGCACGCCGTCGCGGGACTTCACCTGGCCGCGGACGCGGGCCGGGGACCACTGCTCGCAGTATGCCAGTGCGGCGACGATGGACCCGCCGCCAAGCCTTTTCGACGCGGGAACACCCGGCGAGCGGCCCTCGGATGCGGTAGCATCCAGCGCTCCGGAGTCCCGGCGGGCGCGCGCAACTCGGCGCGCCACCGGCTAGCCGGCCCCGCGTCGAAACCCTTTTTCAGCACTCAACCGAATTCGCAAAATCCCCATGAATAAACCCGATGAAAAATCGCTTGGCGATCGAGTGATTCGATTCGGTATGAATCCGCCGCTGACCAAGCCTTCGCCGTGGCACCTCGTGATGCGCGAGCTCACAGGTGCCAGGCTCTCGCTCTATGATGAGCTGCTGCGGCATGGCATGGCGGAGCCTCGGAGCGATGACACGGCCGAGGCGGCGCGCTGGCTGCGGTATCATCGCTTGGCCTGGCTCGATGATCTCGACGGCACTCTGCGCCCGCGGGAAATCGGGAAGGCGCGTGAGCTGTGGGAAGCGCAGGGGCCGGCGTCGGCCCTGGCTGGCGACGTGCGGGCAAAGCCAATGGCGGCAGTGGCGACGCAGGATCACCAAGTGGAGTTTCTCGCAATGGAGGGCTATCACTCATGACAAAACTACAGGAAGCGAATTTGCTGGTGTGGCGGGCGGAAGGCTTGCGCGGCCGCGCGGCGGAGTTTCGGCGGACAGCGGCTAAGCTCCGGCCGGAAGATCGGGGGCCGTGGTTTGAGCGGGCACAGCTTGCTGATCGGCGCAGCGATGAACTGATCGAAGAATCGCGGGCGGCGATCGAGGAAATCAGGGCGGGGGTGGGGATATGAACACAGGCATACCGAAGACCGAATCCGAGGCGGCCATGCTGCGCGCTTACATCCCGAGCGAAACGCTCACCCACCTCGCTGAAATTCAGAGAGAAGAAAACAAGCAAGCGGATAAGCGCAGTCGGCGATTCTATGAACTTGTCGCGCGCGAAAGTGCGATAAAAGAACGGATGCGGCAGGATCGCCTCGAACTGAAAAAATTGACAGCGCAGAAAACGAAACACTTCGAGACGCCGCTATTCCCTCGCTCCGATGCAGCTCGCCAAGCTGCTTGGATGGCAGCGGTCGAGGCCCGTGCCGCCGCTCTTGCGCGCGGAGAGTCGCCTCGCTTTGAAAGCGCCGCCGAGTGTGGTGCGCGAACGAATACCCATGAGAACGAAACGCAAACAGACTCTCGCGAAACGACACGTTAGCGGCGTTCCCCTCAAGCATGATAATATATGGAAACGACGACTCAGAAAACTGACGAGAACGGCCAGCCGGGCTCGTTGCGCTCTGGCGATCTGGTTGGGCTTCTGAAGGGATGCGCCTACGAGCTGTGGCGCGCCTCGCTCTGCGCCGGTCCGCAGAGCATCCACAATCTTTTTGAGGAGCTGAAAAATCCGAAGGTCGGCGACCTCGTGATGGAGACCTCGACGCACTGCATGCAGGGCCGTGATCCGCTCGAAGGCATTGGCCGGCTGGTGGGTGTTACACAAGAGCCGATGTGTACGACCGAGGCGTGGAAGGAGGGAGGCGGCGAAGGCGAGCCAATCCCGATGGAGACCGTCTACACCATCGCACTCGTCTTCGACGACGGACGGCTCTTTCGCTGGCGAAACGCGATGTTCATCAAGGTCAAAACGGGCCACTCAGCCTAACAATGAACTCACGCAACGCGGAGGACAGGCTTCCGAATCCACGGGCTGCGCTGGCCCGCGTTGCGTGAAGTGACGGGTTAGCCCTTTTCTATATGACAGTCGAAAAACTACATCAGCTCACCGGCAAGCTTCTCGCCAAGAAGCAGGGTAATATCGAAGTGGCGATCAATCACGCCAGCTTCATGGAGAGCGAAAACGGAACGATCCTCACCGTCGAATCGGCCACGGTGCGGCACATTCAGGGCGCAGATGATTCCGGACCACGCGGTCCGAAATTCCCATTCCTCGTATTGGAGGGTTGAATGAAACCTAAATGTGAAAAGGTCGAACCTGCCGATATAGAGATCGGTGACGACACGATCATCACGTGTTGGTGCGGTGTGAAGGGCACCTACGATCAACTCTTCGATGACTCATTTCTCGAGTCATTCTGCGGCGGGACTGGCGAAGTGTCCTGCTACTGCGGCGGCGATTTGTGCGTCTGTCACAACCACGGCTCCGTCGAGTGTCCCGGCTGCCCTGACTGCGAGCAGGAAGACGGCTACGATTACGAAGGCTAACACTAAAGCCACCAATTCCGGGGCCTGAAAATATGGATACGCAAACCAGCCTTTTCCCGCTGCTACCTCCAGCCGAAGCGAAAACCGTCCGCGCCCCGGAATTGGGTGTGGCGCCTGGTTGGGCTTCCGGTCCGCTTGCGAAACTCCCCGCGCTTTCGATCCGCCAGCCCTGGGCGTGGCTGATCGTGCACGGCGGGAAAAATATCGAAAATCGTAACTGGCAAACTCACTTTCGTGGGTGGTTCCTGATCCACGCGGGAAAGGGTATGACGGAGGAAGAATACGACGACGTAGGCGAATACCTTTGTGGCGTCGGACTCGATGAGGTCGCGGTGAGAGTGCCCCCAATGAGGGAGCTGCACCGCGGCGGGATCGTCGGCATGGCGAAGCTCGGCAACTGCGTGCGAGGCCACGAAAGTCCGTGGTTCTGCGGCGAATGGGGCTTCGTCCTCGATGAGGTGGAGCCTCTCGACTTCCTGCCGTGCAAGGGCGCGCTCGGTTTCTTTCGTCTGCCCAACACCGAGGCCACCAACGCGGGCGGCTCTAACCCTCACGAATAACAAGACGGCCCCGCGCCCGCGTTGGGTGTGGTGGTTGGTTCTACCTCCGAAGATTTAACCAATCGAATACCATGAGCACATACACTGACCAAATGACCGAAAAGGAACTGCGTGAAGAAATCGCACGTCTCGAAAAGACAATCAACGCGGGCGACGCAACCGTGTCGGTTGCCAATCGACTCGACGAACTGCGGCGCGCCCAACAGCGCATCCGCCAAGTGAGAAACCGTGGCGCGGGTGCATGGTAGAACAACCAAGGCCAGCCATGAACGAAGTGAAATTGGTTGCGGCGCAGGGTTCTGAGTTTGCGCACGCGCTCGCACGCGTCCGATTCCTCGCCGCGCCCGACACCCTCAATGCGCTCCTCGACGAGTTCCAGGCCGACGGCATGCCTATGGGCTCTGACCGCTGGGCGGAACATGTCCTCACGCGCTATCGCGAGCTGCGTGAGAAAGAAAAGACGCTCCGAAAGATGCTCAACGCGATCGAGGAAATGGAAACGGCACGCAAATACTGCGGCAGCAAGTTCCCCCGCGAACAACGGCGCAAAATCACCGAAGAGTTTCAGGAGCGAAAACGCCGCGAAGAAGTTGCGGCCGAAACTCAGAACACCGAGGCCAGCAACGCCCACTCGAAAACCCTGTAATACCATGAGCACTACAACCGATAAAACACCAGCCACCAGCGCCGGAGCCCCAAGCGTGGGCGTTGCCGCTGGGGCGCATGGTTCCGCTCCGTGGGTCGTGATCGTCGGATACCCGCGAGAAGTGCTCGCTGGCCAATATCTCGAAGGCCCGCGCGATCCGAAGCGGGTGAAGCGTAATGGATACGGCTTCACGAAATCACCCAAGGAGGCGTGGCCATTCGCGAGCGAGCGGGCGGCAAAATCCAAAGCGCGCATCATCGAGCGACACATGGGTTGGGGCGAAGGCGTGGCCATCGTGGAGCAAGTCTGCACCAACGACACGGATGGTGATGGCGACTGTCACCTGTGCTCGCGGAACGGCGGATGCCCTCTGCGGAACGCCGGAGATGTGGCGCGTGGCGGCAGCCAGCCCACCAACCAGCCGAACGCATGACGACGCTCACGGCAGGACGGACTCTCGCGCAACGTGGCAACAGCCACGTTGCCACTGGCGACCTGGTTCGCCCTTGCATTTCTGGGCATCCATCCGGGAGCAATCGCGCCCACGTAAAATCCGGACTCTGGCGTGTGGTGAATGTCTTCGGCCACGGCAGAGCCCTGTATGTCCGCCGGCTCTATCCCTGCGCGGCCGGTCTCCCCGTTTATCGCCTCATCTATTCGTGGATTCGGGCGAACACCGAGGCGACCCAATTTCGGGGCGAAAACCCCAACCAAAAATGAACACTGAAAACACACGAAAAACGGGCGACTCCCCGAAATTGGGTCTGGCGCTTGGTTCCGCTGCTTGGCTCCGGTCTCAGGCAGACGAGCTCGATGCCCTCGGCGCTCTCGAAGAAGAGGGCGAGCGTGAGACCAAGCGCGAAATCCTCGGACTCCGCGACGCGGCAACACACATCGACAACCTGTCGGCTGCACTCGGGGCGATCCTCGATGCCGTGGACTACACGACCGGCAACTGTCGCACAAACGACATGGTGAGTGCGGCCCTAGACCGCGTGCTAATCACAAACGCCCGCAAGGTGCTTTCTGGTCTGCGGAACGTTTAAGATGAGCCAACCCGGAGGACAAATAATGGATAACAAAAAGACCGAAGCGAACAAGGACGGAGCATCGTCCGGGTTGGCTCTGGCGACTGGTTCGGCTTCTTCGCTCTGCCCATTCTGCGCCGGGAGCCACAAGCACTATCCAGCGTGCGTCATCATGCGCGCGATTCCGAAACCGTGGGGCGGTCCCCGCTGGTGTGATGTGCTGGTCAAGCGTCAGCTCACTCTCGGCCCTCTTCTTTGGAGATGCGTGTGCGAGGGTGGGTCCGAGCATCTCGTGAGATTCGAGCCCGGAGAATCGGTCGCGATACAAGCCGCGCGCCTGATGATCTGGCCGCTCTCTCCGCATCGTAAGCCGAACACCCAGCTGAGGAACGCCGGGGCGAACCAATCAACACCCGACAGCCATGAGTAATATCGATCAACCTGAATCCTCCGCCGGCGTGACCAGCCCCGGCGTTCCTCCTCAAGCGACTGGTTCGGCCTCCGCTGAGGCGGCGAAGAACATCCGCTACATTCACTGGCGCAGCTATCCGCGCGATACCGACCTGGTGGCAGCCTACGCGGAAATCATCGAGCAGGAGTTCCGCTCAGCGGTCCGCGAAGCGGCTGAGGAAATCGCGGAGCGGTCATGGCGAGACCTGCAAACCCAACACTACACGCTCACGACCGACGATGTAGAGCAACGGATCGCGGCGCGCCTTTTCAGGCCGAACAACAAACCGAGCAACGCGGGGGAGAATACCAATGAGTGAGGAAAAACAGGATACGCGCACGCCGGCGGGAGATTCCCCGCGTTGCGCTCCGGTGACGGGTTCCGTGCCGTCGGGCGCCGGACTCATCGCTGCCGAACGTGCCAAGCAAATCGCAGTGGAAGGCTACACTGCCGCGCACGACGACGAGCATACCGACGGCGAAATCGGGATGGCCGCTGCGTGCTTCGCCGCCCCAGAGCAAATCTACGTGCGTGCGAATGGTCGCCGCGGAACAACCTACTCCGACCCATGGCCGTGGGGATATGTGGTGCGCGGTCGCTCAATCGACGACGCGGACGGCTTTCGCCTGCACACGACAGCAGAGCGGAAGGAAGGTAAGGACCGCCTGCGCCAGCTGGTGATCGCTGGCGCGCTGATCGCTGCGGAAATCGACCGCATTCAGCGTGCACGGAACAACAAACCGAGCAACTCGGCGCAAATTTCCAATGAGTAACAGCATTCCAAATACACCCACGACAACGGCAAGTCCGCCGAGTTGCGCTCCGGTGTCGGGTTCTGACCTATTCGCTCGCATCCGCGAGATCGTAACCGAGGGCGGAAAATTCCCGTATGATGACAATCGAGTAGTCGAAGTCGCGGCGTGGGTGTTCGACTCGCATCGATCAATGTGCACCGCGCTTCAGGAGTGCGTGCAAAAACACGAACTCGGCGATGCCGGCGAGAAGGTGGACGTGATCGTGCTCCGCGCAGTGGAGCGCCAGCGCGGTGCGCTGGAAGAGATCGAGCGCGAGGCCAGCGGTGCGCTCAACAACGCATTCCCGGACGAAGCGCCGGACGTGCTCGCAAATGTGAAGGGCATCGCATCGCGGGCTCTTGGTCAGAACATCGCGGATCAGCCGACGCCGGGCGAAAACCAATAACCTCAAGACAGCAATCTATGGATACGAACACATCGACTCAATCGCCAGCCGGACAGTCCCCGGCGTTGGCTGTGGACGCATGGTTAGGGCTTCTGGGAAACTACGCGACGGCGGCAGACGTGGAAGCTGAGAAGAAGCACTTCGACGAGAGCACGCCGCTCGAAATCGTGACGATCTCCGCGATCCTGAAAGGGCTCGAAGAATACGCACAGGAAACCGCCAACGACGAGATGGCAGACGGCTTCACGGGCGAGGAAGCGTCGGGCCGTGCGATGGCCTACTACGAAACGCGCGAACGGCTCCAAGCCTACTGGTCTCGCTCGCCCTAACGTTTAAGATGAGCCAACCCGGAGGACAAATAATGGATAACAAAAAGACCGAAGCGAACAAGGACGGAGCATCGTCCGGGTTGGCTCTGGCGACTGGTTCGGCTTCTTCGCTCTGCCCATTCTGCGCCGGGAGCCACAAGCACTATCCAGCGTGCGTCATCATGCGCGCGATTCCGAAACCGTGGGGCGGTCCCCGCTGGTGTGATGTGCTGGTCAAGCGTCAGCTCACTCTCGGCCCTCTTCTTTGGAGATGCGTGTGCGAGGGTGGGTCCGAGCATCTCGTGAGATTCGAGCCCGGAGAATCGGTCGCGATACAAGCCGCGCGCCTGATGATCTGGCCGCTCTCTCCGCATCGTAAGCCGAACAATGTTTAGGCGACGTTGTGTTGGATAATCATTCGTACAAATGGCCACGCGTGAACAGGTTTTAGCGGCGGTGACGAATACGATCCGGGTGCGACATTTTTCGCTCCGGACCGAGGAGGCTTATCGACACTGGATCGGCCGATTCTATGCCTTTGCCTCTGCGTTGCCGAAAGAGTTGGCAAGCGAAGAGAAGGTGCGGCGATTTATCACCGATCTGGCCGTGCGCCAAAACGTGGCCGCGAGTACGCAGAATCAGGCGTTCGCGGCGGTGGTGTTTTTATACAAGGAGGTTTTGCACAAGCCGCTTGGCAATATCGATGCGCTGCGCGCCAAACGGCCGGTCTGGATTCGCGAGGCGCCGAGCCGCGACGAGGTGCGCGCTTTGTTCCGGGAGTTGCGCGACACAGCCATCGTGCCGGCAAGGCTGCTCGCCGGGCTGCTCTACGGCTGCGGACTGCGCGTGCAGGAGCCGCTCGAATTGCGGATCAAGGATGTGCGGTTGAGCGAGAGCGCGATCATCGTGCGCAACGCCAAGGGGGCGAAGGATCGGATGGTCAAGCTGCCGTGCTCGCTCATGGTCCCGATGAAACAGCAGGTCGAGCGCGCGCGGACGGTGTGGCAATGGGACCGGCAGAATCGGCCGGACATCGGCGTGTCGCTGCCGCACCAACTGGCCCGGAAATATCCCAGCGCGCCGCGCGAATGGGCGTGGTTTTGGCTCTTTCCGGCGCCGGGATTTTGCGAGCATCCGCGGCAACCGGGGTTGATCGTGCGGTGGCGGTTGCACGAGATGAGTCTGCAACGCGCCATCGCGCACGCCCGGCGCAAGTCGGGGGTGGCGACGCGGATCACGCCGCACGTGTTGCGGCACGGGTTTGCCACGCACTCGCCGGACGATCCGCGGACGATCCAAGCGGTGATGGGGCACAAGTACCTGGAAACAACGATGGGTTACATCCATCGCGAGGCGATGAGCGCGGGCAACCCGTTGGATTCGCTGGAGGTGTCGGCATGAATTCCGCGCTGTGCACCGGTTATCTCATCCAGGCGGCGGAAGCGGCGTGGACGGCTGGCGCGGGCGCGCGGAAAAAACTCGTGTTCGATGCGATGCTCCAGGCCGACGGCGATGCGGGACCGACGCCCTGGCGGTGCGAGATCGAGGATGCCACGCTTATCGGAGCGGCGGAGAAGCTCTTGACCGCCGGGCGCGGAGTGGTGTTGCGCGCGCAATTGTCGGGCCGGCCTTTCATCAAGAATGGAGTGCAGGCGGGGTTCGTGCGGTTTCTGCGCGTGGATCGGGTGGAGTTTGTGCGCGCGGATCGGTCGCGGAACGAGGCGGAAACGGAGGCACAGGCATGAGCGCCGACGATGCACAACGCACAACGCGCTGTCCGGATTGCGGCGAGCGGGTGCGCGTGCTGGAGATCACGTTGGAAATTGGCTTCCTGATGTGCCCGCAGTGCGAGGTGGGCTCGCCTTGGCAGGACTGGATCGAGGCGGCGAACGGCGTGGCTCAACAGCAGGAGGGACAGACGTGAGCGTGTGCCGCGCAATCTGTGGAGTGATGGTGTTCGTCGCGGTCATCAGTGGATTGGCGTCGATTTGGCTGATCGTCATGATCCTGGACGCTGGGCGAGCGATGTTAAAGGCGGTGTGCAAATGACGAAGTCAGCGCCGACGCTTCCTCGACCGCCGCACGGATTGCCGCGCGCGATCATTCGTTCGCTCGCGCCGGGGCAGACTTGTCTTGTGCGGCCAGAATGGATCGCGGCGTTTTTCGCGGCAGCGCGGCGTTCACGCCGGCCAATCGTGGCGGTAAAGCGCGGGCGCGGGCGAGGGACGATGTACCTCGTGGCGAGGATGGCCGAGGATTGGCCGCGCGGGGCCTGGCTGGCGGCGCCGGCGGAAAAGGAGGCCGCGGCGTGATGCTCCGCGATTACATGCTTTACGCGGGGATCCGGACGAGTCGGCGATTCTGCCGGCTTAGCTGGTTCCAGCGCGATTTATTCGTGGGCTTGCTACATGCCTGCGACGATTACGGACGGTTCGAGGCCGATGCGGAAAAGCTGTGGGCGGTGCTGTACGCACTCGACCGCGCGCGAGTGTCGAAACGAGACGTGCAAGAGGGTTTGCTGCGGTTCACCGCGGCCGACATCGGGCTCGTAAGGTTTTACACCGTGCGCGGCGTGGGGTACGGGAAAGTTCATAATTTCCGGCAAAATGGCCTCAAGAAACGCCGTGCGCTCTACCCGGACGAAGACGGGTCGGAGCCGGAGTTGTTCACCGGTCCGCCGGTCGAGACCGTTTCCGGAAGGAAAGAAAGAAGGAAATCCCCCCATAGCCCCCCGCCAGCGGGGGGCGAGGACACTCCGTTGACTCAGACCAAGCCTCGCCAGCCGGCGCGGTTTCGGCGTGCGGTTCGACTGGATACACTCAACGACGAACGCGAGCGGCTCGAAGATGAGATGCGCGCCATTCTGCGGCCGGGAGGCTGCGCCTACGCCGTGGAGCCGACCCAGCCGGAGAAGCAAAAGCGGCTGGCGGCGTTGCGCCAAGCGCACGCCGAGCTGTGCGAGCTGATCACGCGGCGCCGCGCGGAGCTGGCGAAGGAGGGCGCGGCATGACAGCCGAGGCGTTGCGCAGGCTTGCCGACGAGGCGGAGTGGCAGGACCGCGAGGAGACGTTGCGCGGAGTCTGCGAAGCGGTGGGAATCGGCGTGCGCGAGCTGCAGAGCCGGTCGCGCACGGCGGACACCGTCAAACGGCGCGAGGTGGTGGCGTGGATCCTCGTGGACCGGTTGGATTGGTCGCAGGTCAAGGCGGCGCGGGCCTTGGGTCGGACTTTCCGGCAGGTCGGACGAATGTTAAGAAATCAGCGGGTTACGTCCTATTGCGACAGGACATAACTCACGTTTGCGGCTTTTCTCGCCAGCCGAACGGCGCGGGATTAAGTGTGTGAACGCGCTGCCCCAGCAATCGGAACTCTTCGCCGTGGAAACGGTGTCGGGCTACGGTGCGCTGGGACGGAAGGAGCGTCTGTTTGCCCAAGCGTTGTTCGAGGGCTGTAACCAATCGGAGGCGGCGCGGCGCGCGGGAGTAACGGGAAGCGACGAATACATCCGCAAGGCGGCGTCGAAACTTGTGACAAAGGGTAACGTACAGGCGCTCATGAACCAAGCTTGGGCACGAAGCGGGGCGTCGATCGACGATACGCTGCGCCAGGCGGCAGAATTGCAGCGGCGGACATTCCGCGAGGCGCAGGAGGCTCCGAGCCCGGAGCGGCGGAAGGAGGCGTTCACGCAGTGGCGGGAGTCATCGGCGTTGATCGCGAGTATCCACGGCAAATTACAGCTGAAGATTTCGGCGGACGTGCATCACTCGGGGGAAATCAGCCTCACCGTGCCGGAGACGGCGCTGCCAGTATTGGCGCAGATGCGGCGCGAGACGCACGCGCAGGGAGGCCGGAATTGAGCGCGGCGACGATCAAGCCCGAAGAGCTGACGCCGGAGCAGAAGGCGCTGCTCACGAGTTTTTACGGCTTTGGGAAATTCTTTCTGGGGCTGCCGATCATGGATCAGCCGCGCCGGAAGATCGGCGAATGTCGCGACGCCGAGGAAGTATTTTACGACATCTTCGAGAACGATGGTCAGAAGCGGATTCTCGATGACCTCGAACCGCACGGGGCAAAGGTGGCGGCGCGCACGGCAAACGGCGCGGGGAAGACGACGATGCTCATCCCGACCGCGGCGCTCGGGTGCATGACGTTTTTTCCGAACAGCAAAGTCGTCATCACCTCGGGGGTCGAGCGACAGGTGCGCGAGCAGATTTTCCCGGCGCTCCACACGCACAAGCGCAAGCTCGGCGGCTGGGTGTGGAACGATGCCGACGTGCAGGCGCCGAATGGCAGCCGGTGCGTGGGGTTCACCGCACGAGATGGCGGGCACTTCGAGGGCTGGCATGGGAACAAGGATGAATTCTACGACCTGCTGCAGCACGACGGCCCGCTGTTCATCATCGTGGACGAAGCGAAATCGGTGAAGCCGGCAATCTTCGACGCCATCGACCGGTGCACGTATCAGCGGCTGTTCTTCGTCTCCAGTTGTGGACCGGCGGTCGGTCGCTTCCACGATTGCTTCGCGAAGGATGCGAGGTTCTGGCGGGGGCATCAGCTCGCCGCGAGTCAGTGCCCGCACGTGGACCACGGAAAGAACGTGGAGCTGATCCAGCGCCGCGGGATCAACGATTCTTTGGTGCAGTCGAAGGTGTTTGCCGAATTCATGGGCTCCGAAGAGGGCTCTGTGGTCAATCTGGCCTGGCTCAGCAAATGCAACGAGCGCGAGGTCGCGTGGCAGGATGGCGCGGCGCGGTATTACTGCGACTTCGCCGCCGGCGGAGATGAGAACGTGTTTGCCGAGGCGCGCGGCAATCGCGTGCGGATCGTCAAGGCCTGGCGCGAGCGCGACACGATGCGGGCCTGCGGCGAATTCATCCGGCTGTTCCGCGCGGCCGGGCTTTCGCCGGACCGGGCGGCAGACTGCGTGTCCGGCGACAACGGCGGGCTCGGGCATGTCGTCATCGACCGGATGCACGAACTCGGCTGGCACATCCTGCGTGATGACGGCGGGAGCCCGGCGGAGCAGCCGGACATTTATCTCAATCACGCGGCCGAGACGTGGGGCGAAGCGGCGATCGAGATCGAAAAGGGACTCTGGATCATCGAGGAGGATGAAATCCTCCAAGGCCAGATGGTGAGCCGGAAGCTGAAGCCGCGCAGCGACGGGCGGATTCAGCTGGAGAGCAAAGAGGAGATGGCGAAGCGCGGGATCGGATCGCCGGACCGGGCGGATGCGGTGTTTGGCGCGATGCGCAAGCCGCGGAATTTTCGGCCGGTGCCGTTTGGCGGCGGCAATCACGATGGCCGCGACCTCTCGCTCTATGAGCGGATGGTCGAGGAAACGGGCGTGGGATCGCTCGCGGGAGCAAGCTGCGAATGAGCGCGCCCAAACACAGCGACATCGAGGCGGCGCTCCAAAGCCGGGAGGAATGGGAGCGCCGGCAAACGACCTGGTATCAGATGCGGCATGATGGGCTGCGCCGGAAGAACAAGCCGTGGGCGAACGCGGCGGACATGCATTTCCCGCTGGCGGATTCGATCATCGAGAAGCTCAAGCCCTATTACATCGGGCAGATTTTCGCGACGGACGCGGTGGCGAGCTTTGTCGGGCTGACGAGCGAATCGACCGTTTATCAGAACGCAGCGAGCCAATGGTTCGACTATCAGCTCAAGCAGCGGAGCAATTTTGAGACGGAGATGTGTATCGCGCCGGACATCATGCTCCAGACTGGCAAATGCCCGGTGAAGGTCTATTGGGATGCCGAGGCTCGGGCGATCGTGTTCGAGGCCATAAACCCGCTCGATTTGATCGTGCCGCCGTGGACGGCGCGGCTCGACAAGGCCGATTGGATCGTGCACGTGCAGCGCTACAGCAAGGCCGCATACAAGTCGCTAAAGGGCTGGAAATCCGATCACGAGACGATCCAGCGGATCACGGGCGAAGACACGAGCCACTCGAACGCGTTCGACGCGCAGAAACTCCAGCGCGAGGGGCTGACCCGCGGCAGCAGCAAGGAGGAAATCGTCATCTGGGAGCTGACTTACCGCGACGAGAAAAACCAGTGGCGGGTGAAGAGCTACAGCCCGACGCAGCCGGACATCGAGCTGCGGCCGGAATTTGGGCTGCCGTACAATCAGGGCATTTTTGCGCGGGAAGCGCCGCCGCCACCGTATGCGGAATTCACATGCGAATTGAAAGAGCGCGGCTGGTATGCGAGCCGCGGAGTCTGCGAGCGCGTCGCGCCGTTCGAGGCCAGCCTTTGCAAGGACTGGAACACGATGAAGGATTTTCAAACACTGACTTGCGCACCGGTGTTTTACGCCGAGCAGGGTGTGCCGCAGAATGCGAATCTGCGGATGATCCCGGGCCAGATCATGCCGTTCAAGCTGGCGGCGGTGCAATTCCCGGGAATCCCCGTCGACATTTACCAGGCTATGCAGGGCACGCGCCAGACGGCGGAGCAACTCATGGCCGTGCCGGATGTCGGCACCGGTCGCAGCGTCGATCCTTCGAAGAACAAGACGGCCGCGGAGACCAACCTGATCGCCAGCATCATGGGGCAGACGCAAGATGCGCGGGCGCGGGTGTTCCGGGGCGATCTCGGGCGGCTGCTCAATCTCGCGTGGGGGATCGCGGTGCAGTATCAGCGCGAGAGCCTCGACTATTATTTCGACGAGGAGCTGCAGAAGATCGATCCGCGGGTGCTCGATGGGAAATATCGGATCGAGCCCAACGGCAGCGCCGACAACGTGAACCGCGCGATGGTGGTGCAGCGCGCCGTCGCCCGGAAGCAGATGTTCACGGGCAACCCGAATATCAACCAGCGTGAGCTCGATCGCAGCGTGCTGGAGGCGGACGAACCGCGGCTGGTGAAGCGGCTGTTCCTCAACGAAGGCACGCCGCAGGCCGAGCAGCTCGAAGACCAGGCGCAGGAAATCACCGTGATGCTGATCGGCTTCCCGGCGCAGGTGCGACCGAGCGACGACGATGCGGCGCACCTGCAGAGTCTCGTGGGCTTTGTGCAGCGGCGCGCACAGATGGGCGAGCCGCTGACGCCGGAATTTCTCACGCTCGTGGCGCAACACGCGGAAGCGCACATGACGGCGCTGAAGAAGAAGAATCCGCCGGTGTGGCAGCAGAAGGGCAAGCAGCTGCAGGCTTGGCTCACCCAGATCAAGCAGCACATCCAGCAGATGCAGCAGCAGGCACAACAGCAGGCCGGGCCGGCGCAGATGCAGCCAGCAGCGAGTCAGCAGCCGCAGGGTAATGTCGTGCCGATGCCGCCGGCCGGCGGGATTCCGCCGCAATTGGCGCAGCAGGCAATGATGGCGATGGCGGGAGGTGCGCGATGAACGTGGTCCGCTCCTGGCTTCTGCGGCGCTTGCTGACCGCGCCGCAACGGATGGTCCTCGCGGCACTGGCGGAGCCGGCGCGCTGGCAGCCGGACGATGCGATCAACCCACCGGAGGCGGCAGAGTGGGGGAAACTCCTTTCTGCACCCATCCTCCGGAAGATCGACGCCGCCATGGTGAACATGGCGAACCAGGAGGCGCAGCGCGCCATCACCGCGCCGAGCGCGGAGACGCTGCGGATGGCCGGCTACGCGCTCGGATTCCGCGCTGCCTGGCAGACCGCCAAAGCACTTTCGACGATCACCGCCGCGGAGGGCGGTGCAACCGAGGGGGACGATTCCACGGCATCGGCCGCCCTCGCACATCTCTCGCCGTGACCAGAAAGACCGCATGGACCTCGCAACCGAAGCCGCACCGACCGACACCGCCGAATCCGCCGATCTCGATATCATGAAGATCGCCCGGGAGGCGGATGCCGCACCCGAGACCGATGGCACCTCTGCCGCCGCGCCGCAGACCAATGACGGCCCGTCCGCCGCACCGGACGACAGCGCGAAAAAGCCGGAGCCGAAAAGCCCGACGCCAACGGAGAAGGACAAGAAGCCGGAAACCGCCAAGCCCGACGAAAGCAAGCCGGAGAAGGACTCAAAGGAGTCGGCGTTTTCCAAAGCAAAAAAAGAAGCGGAGCGGAAGGATCGCTCGTGGAAAGCACTCGAGCAGGAGAAGCAGGAACTGCGCGCCGAACGCGCGCGGATCGACGCCGAACTGCAGGGCCTGCGCCGCGAAGTGACCGACCTGCGGAAGCGATCCGTCCCCGCCACGCCGGCGGGCCCGGCCAAGGACGCCCATGGCGCCACGGCCGACGATTACGAGGCGATGGCGAGACGCTTCGACCGCGAGGGCAAAGAGGAGCTGGCCGATGCCGCACGCGAACGTGCCGCCGATCTGCGCAAGCAGCCTCCCGCCGCCACCGCGCCCGAGACCGACCGCGAACCGTGGACCGCACCGGAATTCCAACAGGAGTGGAAGCGCCACACTGACGAAATTCTGGCCTCGGCTCCGGAACTCGCGGATCCGAACCACCCGCTCACGCGAGCCGCGCAGTCGCTCGTGAATGATCCGGCGTGGAAGCGCTTTTTCCGCGCGCACCCCGACGGGATCAAGGCGGCCGTCGAAGTCGGCAAACTCATGCAGGCCGCCCAAGGCGCGCAGGAGTTGCAGGCGAAGCTGACGACTGCCGAGGAACAGCAGAAGAAAGACCGCGCCGAAATCGAGCGGCTGAACGGATTGCTCCAGCCCCGGGGCAGCCATCCGAGCAGCCAGCCGGGCGGCGAGAAGCGGTCCGGGGATTTGACCGACGACGACGTGCGCCGCCTCGCGGCGGCCGCCGACCGGGGCGAAGTCTGACCCGCCCGAGGGGGCGAACCTCTCATTCCATCACCATCACCCATTTTTGTTAACGCCCGAAAGGGCTTTGTATCATGATTAACACGACAGCAGTTTCCAACACGATCCAGCCGCACTACAGCAAGAAGCTCTTGGGCCGGGCCGTCCAGATGACCCGCCTGCAGGAATTCGCCCAGCAGGAATCGATCGAGCCGGGCAGCGGCGCCACCAGCGTCCGGTTTTTCCGGCCGCCCGAGGCCGATCTCACCGCCACCGGTGCGCCGGCCACGTTGGTCGAAGGCACCGCGCCCACCAACTACCGCGACATCGCCTATACCGCCGTCGATGCGACGTTGGTCCAGCTCGGCCAGGTCGCCAAGGTGACCGACATCGCCAACACGGTCGGACTGGTCAAATACCTCGACACGTCGATTGACCTGATGGGCGACGAGTACGCGCTCGATATGGATACGCGGATCCGCAACATTCTCGTCCACCAGTCGACGGGATTCAAAAAGCGGTATGCCCAGGGGCTGGCCAACTTCGCGGCGCTTGCGGCGGCGTCGCTGGCGAACGGTTGCCTGTTGCCGCGTGACTGCCTCGATGCGATGACGCAGCTCAAGCTCAAGCGCGCGCCGATGATCAACGGCCATTACGTCGCGATCGTGCCTCCGCAGGGCACGAGGGATATCCTCAACAACTCAGAATGGCGCGAGGTGGTCCGCAATAATTATGCCGACAAAATCTTCCAGGGTGAAGTCGGCGACCTGTTCGGGCTGCGCCTCCTGGAGGGGACCAACCCGTTCCGCGAAGACGAGACCGAAGGGACGGAGGCCACCACCTTCGATTCGGGCGACGATAACACCACCGGGTTTATTTATTCGACGGTCATCACGGGCAAAGGCGGCTACGGTACCGTTGACCTGAAGAAGCTCGGCGGCGTCGCGAAGAAACCGCAGATCATCATTGTCGACAAGCCGGACAGCGGAAATCCGCTGAACCAGTTCACGCTGGTCGGCTGGAAAGCCTACTGGGTCGGCGTGATGCTGAACAGCAACTGGGGCGTGACGCTGCGCCACAAGACCCAGTACGTCGGCTGACCGCTTATCTGCCGCAAGGCAGATTTTCACACCGGGGCCGGTGGGTTTTGGGGAATTCCCACCGGCCCTTTTGAAGGAAATTCTCCACCTAATTTCACCCTTTATTCGACTCGACCATGAGACACAGCACCGATTCCGCCGGCAACGATGCTCGGCCCACCGGAGACGTTTTTCCGCTGCCGACCCGCAGCGTCGGCTATCAGGCCGCCGTGTCCATCACGCGCCCGGCCAACACCACCGCTTACACCGCGGGCGATGTCATCGGCGTCGATGGCGGCACCGCGCAGGTCGAGACGGCCACCGCGGCCGGCACCATCACCGGCAGCGGCGATGCCGCAGTCATTGTCACCGGCGCGCTCATCGCCGGCAGTCCGTTGACCGTGCCGGTCGCAGTGCTCGAAGACGACACGGCGGCCGAGTGGGCGGCGAAGGTCCGCACCGCGCTGGGCGATGTCGCCGCGATTACGGATGCTTACACGGTCGGCGGCAGTACGACGGCGATTTCGCTGACGGCCAAGACGCCGGCGGCGAACGACACGACGCTGAACATCAGCCTCGATAACGACACCTGCACCGGGATCACCACGGCCGCCACGAGCGCCAACACGACAGCGGGTTCGCTGTCATCGACGAATGCCGGCAGCGCTATTCTCGAGTTCGAGAATATCGGCCCGGAAGGCGGCATGGTGCGGATCGTCGGCGCTTCGCTCCGGGTCGACGTGGATGCCGTGCCGACCGGCATGACGACAATGCGGCTGGCGCTCTACGATGCGGCGCCAGCGGCCATCCTGGACAACGCTGCCTTCGACCTGGCGGCCGCCGATCGCGCGAAGTTTCTCGGCTTCGTCGATCTCGGCACAGTGGTCGATGAAGGGTCCACGCTGTTTGTGCAGACGGACAGTCTAAGCAAGCAGGTCAAACTGGCCGATGGCAGCACGTCGCTGTTTGGCGTCCTCACCACTGTCGGCGGCTATACGCCGGCCAGTGCGACGGTGCACACCGTCGCACTGCGGACCTCTTCGATCTGATGCGACTGCAATGGCCCTCAATGAAGCTCAAATCGAAAGCCTCGAACGTTTCGCGGCAGCGCATCCGCCGCGGCGCACGCTCTCACTCGTCGATGGCCTCGGCATCGAGCCGAGAGCGCCGTTGGGCATCGTCACACCACTCGAGCTCAACACCGTGGACCGGCTGGCCGAGGTGCTGGGGTCTCCGCGCTACGCCGAGCAGCTCGACAACGCGCTCATGGTCCTCACGCGCTACCGTTTCCGGATCCTGCATGGGTTCCATCGCTCCTGCTTCCGGCAGGCCACCGGTGAAGTCCGCGACACCACGGCAGCCCAAATCCTGACACCCTCCCAACGATGAACCCCGACGCCGCCACCCTCGATCAGGCGATCAACCTCATCACGCCGCTCGTCGCGCTCGTCGCCACGTGGGCCGTCAAACGCGGTTTGCCGAAACTGCCGGGCTACCTGTTTCCCGTCGTGGCGGCGCTCGCCGGACTCGCCACCACGTACGCCGAGGCCGCCGCTTCCGGCGGCGATAGCCACGCGATCAAAGGCATCCTGCTCGGGCTCGCGGCCACCGGCCTGCATCAGATCAACGTCCAACTCAACCCGGCCAAATCGGCCAACTCAACCAACTCAACCCCTCCGTCACCGTGAAACTTCCACGCTTCCTCTTCGTCGGCTTCCTCATCGTCAGTTTTTTCGGCTGCCTGCTCGCCGGCTGTGGCACGCTCAATCCCGCCGGCGCTTACGGTGGCGATGCAGTGTTATACCAGGCGGATCAGACCATTTCCACGAGCTTCGCGGTGCTGGACCAATTCGTGACTTGGGAAAAATCGGCGGCTCCGACCTTGGTCGATCAGCCGCAGATCCATGCCGCGGCTGAACGCATCCGGCAGGAAGCACCGGCATGGTTTGCCCATGCCATCGCGGTGCGCGACGCCTACGCAGCCAACAAGACCGCCGAAAACGCCGCGGCGCTGAACGTGGCCCTCGCCGTGATTCAACAGGCGTTGACCGAAGCGACGACCTACATGAGCGCGCACCGCGCGACTTCCGCCGCCATCCCTCGATCGACGATTTCCGCCAGGCATCCTCTCGCAGCCTAACACTCATCTGTCCCACCATGGAACCCCTCGAAATCCTCCAACTGGCCAACGCGACTGTCAGCGGCCTGCAAATCCTGCTGCCGAAGATCCGCGAACTTACAGCCTCCGGCACCATCTCCACGACGACTGAAGCAAAGCTGCTCGCAGATATCGATGCGATCCGCAGTGGCGCCGCCTTCTCTAAACCGCAATGGCGGCCAGACGGCCAATAACCGCCTCATCTTCACCGAGCCCATCACGTCATGCCCGAATCCGAGCAACTCGCCAAGATGCAGCGCAGCCTGGAGCGCATCGAACACTGCGTCATCGGCGATCCCGCCGCCGGACAAGTGGGTTTGGTCGCACGCACCAATGACCACTCGGCGCGCATCAAGCGCCTCGAACGCTTCGGAGCCTACGCCATCGGCGCGTGGTTCCTGCTCGTGGCGGGCTATCGCGTACTCATCGACTGGGTTGCCCGCCGTTAGACCACAACCATCCGCCAATGAAACACCCATCAACCCCCGCCCTCGCCATTATGATCGCTCCCGACGCGGCTCCGGCCGGCCATGAATCCGGTCCGGATTCCGACAAGCAATACGTGCCGCTTGCGGCACTCGCAATCCACGGCACCAAGCCGGAAATCGGCGATGAAGTCGAATACACCGTGCGCGGCACTATCAGATCGCTCGAAGGCGATCAGGCCTGCATCGCGCCGAGCACGATCAACGACCAGCCCGCCAGCGCGCACCCTTCGCCGGACGATGCCGCGCACTCCGACGATGACGACGTCATGCGGGTGGCGATGGACGCCGACCGCGACAACGAGAGCTACTGATCATGCCCGTGTACGAATACGAAAACCAGCGCCACGGCGTGCGTGTGCTCGTGCGCTGTGCCGTGGACCGGCGGCCGCGGACGCTCGTGCTCCGACGGAGAGCCGTGCCCAGCCACATCACCTTTGGCGTCGGCACGAAACCGCCGTCGATGGGCGACAAGCTCGCCGCCGGTTACAAAAAACTCGAGGACCTCGGCCAGCTCTCCGACGCGAAGGGCACCGCCCACCTCGACGCCAAGACCATCAAGCGCGCCATCGCGATGCCAGACCCCGTTTGACCCATGCCCGCCACCGTCTCCATCACCCGCCCCACGTTTGTCGATACCGATACGCTCAGCGCTTCCGCCTTCAACGCCGTCGCCGCATCGAGCGCCTCCGTGCCCGATGCCGAGAGTGCCGTGCTCGGCGTCATCAAGCTCGCCGGCGACCTGGGCGGCACGGCGGCGGCGCCCACCGTGCTGAAGGGTTCGTTCACTAACGGCGAACTCAAGGTCCGCGATGTGGGCGGGGATTCCTTTTTGAAGCTCGCGACGGGCAGCACGTTGACGGCGGATCGCACGCTGACCGTGACGACGGGTGACGCGGACCGGACGATCACGTTGAGCGGGAACCCGACGCTGAATGACTGGTTTGACCAAGGGGTGAAATCCACGTCGTCCCCGACGTTTGCGACCGTTTACGCAACCGCAGCAAGCGGGACCGTGCAGTTTTTCGCCGGCGACCAAGAGGAGACCGGCGAACGCGCCCAACTCTACGCCGTGACCGATACGTATTCCGCGCTGAACTTGTATTCGAAGAATAACAAGCTCGTGGTGCAGATCGACACGCTCGGCGAATCGAACACTTCCGGGCGTGTGAATGTGGGAGATGCCGCCGGTATTTGGGGCTCTCTATCGGTGAATGGCAGTCAAGGACTGCTGACGCTGTACGCAGTCGGAAACACGGTGACCTTGAGCGGCGCCGGCCTCGACGCGTGTCCCATCGGCCAGACCACCGCGGCGGCGGCGAAATTTACCGGCGTCACTATCACCAACACCACCAACAGCACGAGCGCGACCACCGGGGCGTTGGTGGTCGCTGGTGGAATCGGACTTGGTGGCACGTTGGTTGCGACGGGGGTAATCGGAACCGGAGCCATCAACTTCAACCCGCTTGTAAACAACGGTATCGACGGCGTATATCTCGATCCCGTATCGGGCCTTACTGCATCGAGTACGCATCCCACTCTCTATTTGCGGCGGCGGCTGAGCGATGGCAATCTTGCGCAATTTTATACTGACGACGATGTCGTGGGCGGGATTGCGCTGACTGGCAGCGGGACGGCGGTGGCGTACAACACCTCTTCCGACCGCCGGCTCAAAACTCACATCCGCGACTATACCGCCAGCGGACCCGTTATCGATGGCATCCGGCCGCGCCTTTTCGACTGGCGCACCGGTCAAAAAGACTCCGTCGGCCTCATCGCACAAGAGGTGCATCCGATCGCACCGTACGCCGTGATGAAGGGCGACGACGATCCCGACACCATACACCAGCAGTGGCAGGTGGATTACAGCAAACTCGTCCCGGTCATCATCGCAGAAGTCAAATCCCTCCGCGCTCGCGTCTCCACGCTCGAAGCCCTGACAAACCTATGAAACTCAAACTAAAACAGGTGCGCAGCCTCTATCTCGCGCTCACGACACTCCACGGCCAGCAGCGCATTGTCGCGTCCGCCAAGTCCAAAGCCGAGGAGGTGGTGTTGCAGCCCTTCCGCTTTCCCGCAAAAATGACGTGGAACATCGTCAAGAACCTCGGGATTCTGCGCCGCAAGAGCGAGGAACTCGACGAGCATCACAACGCGACGTTGCGCAAACACAGCGGCGGGGCGGACCAGATCGCGGATCCGCGAACCTGCGCGACACCCGAAGAGGCCGTCGCCGCATCCGCCGCGCAGCTCGCGTTCGCCCGCGAGATGACGGCCTTCCTGACCACGGAGGAAGAAATTCCCGGCCTGCTGCGCTTCGCGCCGGGCGATTTCAACCTCTACGACGCGAAGGACAACCCGGATGGCAACGTCATCCCCGCCACCACGCTCGATGCGCTCGAGCCGCTGATCCACAGCGAGACCACGGCTGACTGAGCACCCTCCGCACAATGACGCTGGCCGAAATCAAGACATTCACCACGAGCAAACTCGGCATCACCGATGCCGCGGCGCTCGCCCAGGCGGAGCTGTTCGTCAAGCACCGCTGGAGGATGCTCTGGAACACAGCACTCTGGAGGCAGACGCGCTGGCAGGCCACCGTCTCCGTCGCGGCCGGGACACAGGATGTCACTCTGCCGACGGAGTTCGATTTTGTCACCGCGATGCGTTGGGCGGGCCAGCAGGAACTTGTCGGTGTCAGCGACTTGTCCGCACTCGCCTCCGATCCCGCCGGTTACGATCAGAGTGGTCCCGTGCTGGCCTTCATCCCGCTCGCGAAGGACACGGACGGCAATTGTGTTGTGCGGCTGCTGCAAAAGCCGAAAGAGACGAAGAGCCTGCTCGTGATCGGCAAGCGCAAGTGCGTCGAACTCTCCGCGTCCACCGACAGCCCGCTCATCCCCGGCGCCGATCAGGTACTGTGCGAAGCGGTCATGGGTGATCTTTACGAATGGATTCGGCAGCTCTCGAAGGCGCAGGTGTTTTTTTCGAAGGCCACCACGCTCATCGAGAAGATGAAGGAGATCGAGACAGCGCAGGCGTCGGAAATCCGCCGGATCATCCCGATCGAGCAACAGCTCGATGCCGACCCGCAGGCTTGGCTGAGCAACTGACCATCCTCTCCGATGAATCTCGCGCTCTTCAACGACCAGACCGACGACGCCCCTGACAAGGTGGTGGCGGCTGGGTTCGCGGGGTTCGACACGGTGACGGAGCCCACGCAGATCGATCCGTCCGTCATGCAGGATGGGCGTAATGTCTGGACTGATACTGACCTCATGATTCAGACGCGGCCGGGCTTGCAATTCGTGACGCTACTGACCCGGGCCACCCTCGGCAGCGGAGCGCAGACGCCGAAGGGCGTCGGTTACTACGACATTCCCGGCTTCGAACGCGTCCTGGCCGCCGGCGACGGCAAGCTCTACGAAATCGAAGGGAGCGGTAACAACGTCACGTCCACCGTGCTCACCCCGACGCCGAGCGCGACGGAGGACAGCCGGTTCGCGCAGCTCGTGGACCGGATGTTCCGCTCCGACGGCGTGCTCGCCTGGCATCTCAACACCGCCGGCACGTGGTCGCATGGCACCGTCACCACGTTTTCGGATTCGTCCGACATGCCAGCGTGGACGCTCATCTGTGCGCACGCGTTTCGGCTGTTCGCTTACGATCCTGTCAGCAACAAAATCTACGCGAGCGCGATCGGCGAGGCGCATCAGGCGTCGAACTGGGTCAAGACCGAAAACATCCGCGTAGGCACCGGTGAAGGCGATCCCACTCGGGCGATCATCAGCGGACAGGGCGGAAACCTCGTCGTCATCAACGAGCGCAGCGCGTGGATGGTGGACACGAGTGATGCTTCCGTGGCCAACTGGGTCATCCGCCGCATCACCAGCCTGGCTGGCACCGTTGAAGGCAAGACGGCGGTCCAGATCGGGCAGGATGTGTTTTACTTGAGCGGATTCGGCGTGGTGAGCCTCGGCGCGCTCAGTCAGACCGACAGCATCCAGCCATCCGTCACTCTGAGCGCGCCAATTCAGAGTTGGATCGACCGGATCAACGCGGCCGCTGTGAGCACGGCTTGGGCGACGATGTGGCGGGAGCACTACGTGCTTGCGGTGCCGATCGATGACGCGACGCAGCCGGACACGCTTCTTACCTTCAACGTGCGCACCCGGCGATGGAATGCGCCCTGGACGTGCACCTTGCCTGACCTGCCGGTGGGAGACGACACGGTCGCATTCGCCGGCTGGGCGGCCGGCCTCGTCACGAATTTCGGCGGCACCCAGGAGACGCTCATCCTCGACAACACCGGCCGCGTGCTGCGGATCGACAAGGCGTTCGAGAAAGATGCCAGCGCCGCGGCGACCACGCAGGAAATCGAGAGCTGGGCCACGCTCAAGGCCTTCACGCACGATCTGCCGGAAACGCTGAAATCACCCTTCTGGATGCAGGTCGAATTCCTCAACAGCACGGCCAGCGACGTGCAGCTCAATTTCGTGCGCGATGGCAATCAGGCTTATCCCGTGCGCAGTCTCGAAGACTGCGAAATCATCGCGGCCGATCTCGTGACGAATTCGATCGATTCATTCCCGATCAAGTTTCCGTTGGAATTTTTGCCGAACACGGTTTACGCGAAGCCGTTTTCCTTGCGCGGATTCGGCCGGTACCTGAGTGCGGCCATCCAGCTCGTCAGCCAGAGCGGCCGCATGAAATTGCGCTCCATGCGGCTGGCTTCGTTCGTGGATACACCGCCCCTGATCTGAGGACCATGAGCGCACCGACCCTCATCTCGATCGCAGCCTTTGTCTCGCGCTATTCGCGCGGACTCCGCCGCGCGCCGCGCGCACGGCTACTGCCCTTCCTCACATGGTTCTGGCGCGATGCGCGGATCGCGGTCGTGCGCTGCGGCGGGAGGATCGTCGGCGTCGCCTTTGGTCGCTGCCTCGATCGTCCGGAGCAGGCAACCAACCCCTACTATCACGACGAGCAGGCAAAGCTCGTCTGGATCGATGACATCGTCTGCAGGCACCCCCAAGCGGTGCCCACTCTCCTTTCACTGGCCATGCAACGCTTCGGACCGCGGGAAGCGTTTGCCGGCCACGTCTTCACCCGCAATGGCGAGCTGCGCATGCTGCCTTGGAAAACCGTGGAACGTCTGAGCCAAGGGACCATGGAGCATGTCGACCAATCTACCAGCGCAGCCGGCCGCGCCTGACTACGCGGCCGCGAATCGCGAAGGCGTTTACGCCGATATTGAAACGCTCGGCACGCGCCGTGCCGTCGAACAGGCCGCGCGCCTGGGCCAAGGCATTTACGCCGATGGCAAGGTGTATTCCCCGGAAGACTTCGCGGCGCAAAAGTCCTTCGAGGAGGATAAACTCAAGCGCGCACAAGCCTCGGGAAATCAGACCGAGATCAACGAAGCGACTACGGCGCTCGGCGAACTCAACAAGGCCGTCGATTTCACCGGGCTCGGCGACGCCGCGTACGCCAAACAGGCGGCCGACCTGGCTTCACAGACCAACGCCGATGTCCAGCGCCAGCAGCTCGCGCTCCGGCAGGAGCTCGGCGTCGCCAACGCCGAGCAAACGTCGAAGGAGATTCAGGCGGCCGATCCCGAGGCCTACGCCGCGCGCCAGACGCTGACGCAGCAGATCGGCGATGCCCTCAACGCACCGAATAAAGAAATCGCCAGTGATCTCGATGTGGGCCTGACGGCTGCGCAGCTCCGCCAGATCGCCGGCGCGGCGCCCACCTCCGATGCGACCGCGCAGCAGCTGCAATCCTTGGGCCAGGTCGCCGCCGCGAAAGGCGACGCGACCGCCCAGCAACTGGGCAGCATCTACGATCTGGCGACCCGGCTGCCCGAAAACTACAGCGATGCGGCCACCGCGGCGATGAACCCGGCGCTGCAAAGTGCCCTCGCGGATTATGCGCTTGGCGGAAAGCTGAACGAAGCGCAATTGCGCGACGTCACCAATCAAGTTCGCTCCGGACAGGTGGCCCGCGGCAACTACCTCGGCGACGCCGCGGCCGTCGCGGAGGGCGTGCAGCAGAGTAACGCCAGCCAGCAGCTCGCCCAGCAGCGGTTGCAAAACCTGCTGACGATCCAAGGTCAGGTTTTTGGCCAAAACAGTGCCCTCCGTGATCAGTCGCAGGCCGCCGCTACGCAGAAGATCGGCGCGCTCAGCGGCCTCACCGGTCAGCAGTCCACACTCGACCAAAGCTCGATTTCCCAACTGGCCGGGCTCGCCCAGCAGATTTTCGGCAACCAGCAACAGGCCTACCAGACCCAGCTCGGCGCCGCCGGTCAGGCCGTGCAAGCCGCCAATGTCAATGCGAATGAGGAGCGCGCAGCCCGCAACGAAACCTACGGCCAGGCCCAGCAAAAGCTCGCCAACGCCTCAGCCATGGTGCTCGGCCAGCCGATCACCAACCAGTTCGGTTCGCTCGGCGCTGCCCAGCAAGGCGCGGTCGGCTTCACCCCCATCAATTACCAAGGCGGCACGCAGCTCAATGCCAACGCCGGCAACCAGGCCGCGAACTTCGCGCAATCGAGTTACGGGCAACAGGCCAACATGTGGACCACTGCCGCCAACATCGCTCAGCAGGACAACGCCGGGATGATGTCCGCGATCAGTGGCGTCGCCGGTACCGCGCTCGGCGCGATGGTCTGACCACTCCATTCACCACCAACAGGAGACCATTACCATGCCATGGGGAGATTCATTTGTGTCGGGATTTTCAGCTGGGAACGATGCCCGCGACAAAAAGAAACGCCGTGAACTCGAAAAAGCCGAGCAATCGCTCAAAAAGGAGATGCAGCAAAAGCAGCTCGATGCGGAGGTGCAGCGGCTGCACGAGACGTTCGGGCAGCAGAGCGGCGAGAGCGAAAAAGATCGTGCGCTCCGGCTGGCCTTGCAGGGGAACGATCAGACCTTCAAATCCGGCGAAGACGAGAAAGACCGGAGCTTCAAAGGCGACCAAGCTGGCATGGAGCGCTCCCTGCGCTCGATGCTGCTCGATAAGCAGCTCGCGGCTCAACAATCGAACGCCGATGCAGAATTGGATATCCGCCGCCAGCAGGCCGACTATGCCAGCGATCCGAACAATCCGAAGAACATCGACACGCTGGCGCATGCTGGTTACCTCACGCGCGGCGGTGCGCCAGCCTTGCCGCCGCCGCCCGATCCCGCTGCGGCGCTGAGCAACGGCATGAAGAGCACCAGTGCCGCGACCAGCTTTCAGCCCAATCCCTCGCTGCCCGATCCTGGCCCCACGGCTGCCGATCGCGAAATGGGATTCCTGCAGCGGCTCGGCGTCATCGCGCCGGATGCCGCGGCCGCTCCCGCTGCTCCGGCACTGCCGGATGCCGACCAAGCCATCGCGTGGGCCAAAGCGCATCCAGACGATCCGCGCGCCAAACAGATCCTCCAGCGGCTCGGCCAATGAGCTTCGATCCCGACGTCTGGCTGGCGGCCACCGCCACCGCTCCGGAACCCGCCGCCTTCGATCCGGACGAATGGTTGAAGCAAACCGAGCCGTCCCCCGGCCTCCTGACGCGGACAGGCCACGCGTTCGCCCAAGGCGCGCTCGATCAGGGAGTGGGCAGCGCCGCCGAAGGCGCGCTCCGCAGCGCCGACGCACTCCACCGCTCCGCACAGACGGGAGCCGCGCTCGGCGACGAATATCGCCAATTGGGCGCCGCGCTCGGCGAGATGCAGCGCGCGGAAATGCAGGGTCCGAACGAATCGCGCCGCGAGCAGATCGCGAAGATCCGGCAGCGGATGACCGACCTGACCGCGCAGGCCGCGCCGCAGATCGAGGCGATCAAAGCCGCGCCCGGTCTGAAGCCCGCCGCCGCCAAGGTCGGCGAATTCCGGCAGGCCGTGCGCGACGTGTATCCGCTCAGCGAGCAGGATCAGGCCTCCACCGGCCTCGGCGTCGCGAAGGGCGTCGGGCAGGCCGTCGCGATGATCCCCGCGATGCTGGCCGGACTCGGTTTGCCGGCTTCCGCCGGCCAACTCTTCGACCAAGGCTATCAGGACGCCAAGGACAGCAAGGCCGATGACGATACGGCCGTTGCCGCCGGCGTCGCCAACCTGCCGTCCGCCTTGCTGGAATTCGCTGCGGAAAAGGTCCAGCTCGCTCCGCTGCTCAAGGGTTTCCGCGCCGGCAAGGTCTCGAAAGAGGCGCTCTCGAAGGCGCTCGTGAAACGGGGGCTGCAAGCCTTCGGCGCGGAATCGACGACGGAGGCGGCGCAACAGCTATTGCAGAATGCCAATGCGCGCGCGTCCTACGACCTAGACCGCGATCTCTCGGAAGGCGTTGGGCAATCCGCCCTGATCGGCGGGCTCACCGGCGCGACCGTCTCGACGGGCTCGACGCTCGCCGAGCGCGGCATCGACCGACTGCTCGACACCGGCCGGAATCTGCCGGAAAGCCCGCAAACGCTCAAGGCGCAGCAGGACCAGTTGCTCGCCGGCCGCCGTGCCGCGCAGATGTTTCCCGTCGATCGCGCGGGCAAGGTCATGGGCGAACTCCCGCTGCCCGAGGGCATGAAGCGCGTCGAGACGCCACGCGGGGTGTTTCACTACAACCCGCAGCTCGTGACCGCGGATGAGATTTTCAGCGCGAGCGCGAAGGGTCAGGAAAACCGACTGCTCGCGCTCGGCCCCATCAGCAAGCCCGAGGTCGAACAGCGCGCCGCCGCCGGCGAACCGCGGATCGCCGTCACGGAGCGCACGCCCACGGGGCAGGAGGTCAAGACGAGTGTCGCGACCACCGGCACGGCTCCCGTCACCGCCGCCGCACTGCAAGCGACGAAGACGCCCGGCAATGCCGTGGCGGTCGAACCGCTCGCATCGGCGGTCGCCTCCCGGGCGGAGCGGGGAGAGTTCGTGGCCCGGATGATGGCGCAGGAAAAAGCGCGTGCCGAGGAACAGCGGCTCGCGAAAGCGCGGGAGAGCTTGGAGCGCGAACAACGCCAGAAGGAACTCGCCGCGCGGCAGGCGCGCTTCGATGAAACGCTTTCCGCCGCCCGGGCACTCGCGCAGCAACCCGGCGCGGACTTCCCGGCGATCAACGGCGCGCTCGAGTCCGTGCGGTTCTATGCCGAGGACAACACGCTCGGGCTCACGGAGGAGCAGCGGCAGACGGCCCGCACGGCCACCGCGTATCTCGAACGCCGGGCCGCCGCCATGCGCCCCGCCTGGGAACAGGCGCGCGCCGCGGCCAATGCCGAAGCGGCCGCGGCGGCCCAAGCGCAGCAAAGCGCGCAGCGTGAGGCGCAGACCGCCGCCAAGGCGGATTTCCGCGCGGAGGTAGCCGCCGGCCGCGCGGCCGATGGCTCGCTCGATTACTCGCGCATGACGACGGACAAGCTCGCGGAACTCGCGCAGACCGGCGACACGCGCGCCGAACGCACGCTCATGGAGAAGGAGAGCGCCCCGGCCGATGAACGCGAAACGCTGATCGATGCTCTCAAGACCATCCGGCTGCCACTGCGCGACGAGGCGCTCGGCGGCGAGTTGCAGCATCTGTTGTTCGAGGAGATGACCGGCGGCCAGCGCAAGCAGCTCACTTCGACGCGGGCCAAACCGCTCGATGCCGTCGCCGAGCAACTGCGCGAACGGGGATTCGCCAGCATTCAGACGCCGGCGGATGTCATCGACGCCGTGCAACGCGCCGTGCGCGGCGAGGACATGCGGGCCGATCACGCCAATCCGGGGGATGTCGCGTTCGCCGCGGCGGCAAAGCGATCGGATATCGCAACGACAGTTCTTCCGCAGGCATTGGATAAGACTGTGGAGGTGGTTGTTTCCCCTGGCGAAACGCTGGAGCAAAGCGTTGGGCGCAAATTCCTCAACGAGGACACCGGGCGAGAAATCGCCGTTCCTCGAACGGCGGCAAAAAAACAGCGTAACCAGCCAAGTGAGGCGGCCGGAGCCAACACTCCCGAATTGTTGCGGACGATGCGCTTGGTCGGAAGCGAACCCGACAACGCCGGCCGCCATAACATCACCGCAATTCATCGCTTCGTTGGAGCGATCCGCCGCGGAGGTGAAATGGTACCTGTAAGGGCAACCGTTCGCGAAATGCGTGGCGGAGAGATGATCCTTCGTCACCTCGAAACCGTGGATGAAGGAGCGCGCCCGATAGGGACTTCGGATGCGGGTCCGAATAATCGGCAACCATCACCCCTCAATACCGAGCGCGCCATCAAAGTGCGCGATCTATTGCCGGGAGTCAAGCAGGAGGCAGACGGCTCTTATGTGGCCAATTTCGCCAACGCGGCCGAGGAACGCCCGGCCGGCCTGACCGATGCCGAGGCCGAGCGCGAAATCGCGCTGATCCGGCGGACGTTTCCTGAGCTGACTCGCGACTACGATCTCGAACTCGGGCTGGTCGAAGATATGCTGCGGGCGCGCGGCTACGCCGGCGCCGTGCCGGCCACCGCCCAGGCTGCCGTGCTCCGGTTGCACGCGCAGCGCGCGTTGATCGTCTTGTCCGCACGCGCTTACCGCGACCGCACCAAGGGCGCGGGCCTGCTGACCCATGAGGTGGCGCACACTTATTGGGCGACCCTGCCGGAGGAGACGAAGGCGCAATTGCGCGAATTGCACGCGCGCGAGGTGGCGGAGAAATCCGGCCCGCTCTATCACGACGGCGTGCTGCAGAGCGAACTCGCCTACGTCGAAGACCTCGACGAGAACGGTCATCAGGAGTGGTTCGCCGAGCGCGTGGCGCGACTCAACGAAGCTTGGGCAAAAGGTGAGATCGACCGCGCCGAGCATTCGCTGCTGATCCGGCTCGCCTATCAGGTGCGTGAATTCGTCCGGCACGTCTGGTCAACGATGGCGGTGCGCGATGGTATCGATCCCGACAGCGAACTGTTCGTGCGCGAGTTTCGGCGGTTCTTCGTCGCCGGCGCGGATCAGGACATCGGCCGCACCGCGGGCGCGGCCTACGCGGAGCGCACCGCGACCAGCCTGGCAACGACCCGCGAAGAGGCCGCCTCGCCGGCGTCGCCGCCGACCCAGACCGCGCCGCTGAAAGTGCCGGCGCGGACCTGGCGGGCGGCCATTCAGCAGGGCTCGCCGCAGATTCCCGGTTACGTGCAACTCGACATGGTGGATGCCGAGGGTGAAAACCATGGGTCCACCTCGCCGGAGAAAGTGCGCGCCATGGGGTATTGGCTGCCGGACTTTTCGAAGTTCAAAACCGGCAGCTATGAAATGTCCGAATTGCTCGACATGGACCCGCCGCCGGTGAGCTTCGCCACCGGGAAACCCGATCCCGACGAAGTCATCCGCCATGCCCAGCGCGTCGAGCCGCGGCCGAAGATCGACCGGATCGACCGCAAATCCGCGTTGATCGCCGAACTCAAGCGGGCCCGGGCGCTGCGCGATGAGGGCATTAAGCAAGGAAACTTCGATGCGGAGCGGGAAGGCAACCGCATCGTGCACGACATGACGCAACGTCTCGACGAGGAGTTTCCCGGCTGGGATTCGCCGCCGCGGGAGACCGCTCCGGCCGGCCCGCCGGCGCCGCCCAATGAACCACCCGATGCCGCCACCGCCGCCGGCCCGGAAGACAACGAGCCATCGCCGTTCAACCCGGCCGAAGGCGAAGCGCCGCTGCCTGTGCGGCCGGGAAAGTTCAACGAGGTCTACGGCCAGGATGCTTATCACCCGACCGCGCTCGCGCGCTCCTGGCGGCGAGTGCGCGATGTGATCGTCGGGATCAAGGGCGCGATTCCCGAACTGCCTACCTTCCCAGCGGCGAAATTGAACCAGACCGATCGCTTCATCCGCGAGCACGGACCGCAATTTTACAACCGCGTGAAGGAGGGGCTCCGCGCCCTGCGCAGCGGCAACGACTACGTGCAGCGCACCGCCGAGGAACAGGTCGCACGCATCACCCGGCCGTTAATCGAGGCCGGCGGGAAATTCGATTCCGAGGATTACGCCAAGCTCCGCCGCGCCCAGGAAACCGCCCGCCGGATGCGCGCCGAGCAGCAGGTTGTTCCGGGCAGTCTCCATGCCCGGATCGCGGCGCTCAACAGCAAGATGGAAACGAGCCCCTACGTGCTGTTCGAGCGGCTCGTGCTCGCGCTCGATCTGAACTGGCGGCAACAGAACCTGAAGGATAGCCAGGACAACCCGATCGCGCTGCCGGGCAACGTCAATGCCGCCGAGGTGCAGGCGGAATTGCAGCGGCTGGGCCAGCGGATCGCGGCCAGTCCGCACGCCGAGGTGATCGAGCACGCCGTGCGCGAGCACATGGCCTTGGTCAAGCAGGTCGCCGACGATCTCAAATCCCGCGAGCTGATCGCGGGCGAAGAGTTGGCGAACCCGTATTATTTCCCGCACGTCACGCTCGAAGTCACGCGCGGCGGAAAAACCGAGCAGCGCGAATTGCGCGTGGAACGCGTGCGGCCGGGCACAGAGGCAGATTTCCGGGGCTACCTCATTGATCCGGTCGGCAGCGCGAAGCCCATCAGCACCGACTACGTTAAGAGCATGTATTATCACCTGGTCCAGGTGGGCGCGCACAACCTCCATGCCGACGCGGTGCGGGATTTCTTCCGGCCGTACGATGTCAGGGCCAAGGTGACGGAGCGTGCCCGGCAACTGAGCCGCGAACGCGGCGTGCCCGTAAGCTGGGAACAGGCCTTCCACGAGGAATTCGCGCCCGAGGGTTATGTGCTCTATGGAGCGGACAGCCGCGATGCGTTTCCCTCGATCGAGATCGATCGCGACAAGCTCGCGCGCCGGCTGGGCGTCGCACTCACGAGCGACGATTTGCAGGCGCAATTGCAGGCGCTGGGACTCCGCGGCGTCACGCTGCTGCCGGAGGACCTCAACGAGACGCTGCAACGCAGCGCCAAGGAAACGTGGATCCTGCCCGCCCGTGTCGCCGAGGCGCTGCGCGGCGTAGCCGAGCGCGAAGGCCGGCAGGACGATGCGCTCGCCACCGGCCTCAAATGGGCGCTCGGCAAGTGGAAGGCATGGAAGCTGTTCATGCCATGGAACCACCTCCGTTACGAATACGGCAACGTGGTCGCCGACACGGAAAAGCTGCTGTCCGCCGATCCACGCACGTTTAAATATCTGCCGAGCTCGGCGCGTGAGCTGCGCGATTTCTGGCGGGGTGGCGAACCCAGTCCCGATCTGCGCGCCGCGATGAAGGAAGGCGTCATCAACGCGATCACCGCTCAGGAGATGGGCGGGCTCACGCGGCTCAAGGCGTTCGAAGCTTTTCAGACGAAGGCGGAACGCGCGTGGGATATTTTCAAGCGCCGGGGCAGTTCGATCCTTTATCAACCGGTCACGAGCGCGCTCGGGCTCGGCGATTTCAGCAGTCCGGAATTGAGCGCGCTGCGCGAGGCCATCACGCGCTACGCGAAGTTCAAGGCCGACCTCGAGGCAATCCGCGCCGGCGCGCAGCCGCACTATGCCGGCGCGTATTGGCGCGACATCGAAGCCATGACCGACAGCGCGCCGGGCGCCAACGACGTGGCCATCCGCAAGGCCGCCGCCATCAGCAAGGCGACCTTTGGCGACTACGGGGATTTATCGGTGCTCGGTTCCACGCTGCGCGACAAAGTCATCCCGTTTTATTCCTGGATGGAGATCAATTTTCGGTATCACGCGAACCTGCTGCGAAATCTCCGCGACATGGTCCGCGCGGGCGAAGCCAGCCAAGCGGAGGCAGCCAAGGCGGGCGTACGGTCGGCGGCCGTGTTTGCGGCCGGCTTCACCGCGCGGGCGGCGGGCGGCATCGTCCTGCGCCTCGCGCTGCCTTATTTGGCGGTCGCGATGTGGAACAATTCCGGCGACCGCGACGAACTGGAAAAGCTGCTGAGCGATGAGGACCGCCGCCGCTTCCACATTATCCTTGGCCGCGCGGCTGACGGCAAGGTCGACGTCATCTACGGCAACACCGCCTTCATGGACGTGGCGAAATGGATCAGCGGGCCGAAGTTCGTCCAGGCGATTTCCGGATGGATGAACGGCAGGACGGATTTCCCGACCGCCTTCAGCTCATGGCGCGATGAGATCGTGCCCGATTTCCTGAATAATGTGGCCAACAGCGTGGGACCGTATTTTAAAATTCCCTACACGCTGTTCAGTAAAAAAAATCCGTTTCCCAACGTGCTCGATCAACGCACCGTGCCGGCCTACGACATGCGCCGCGTCATCCTCGGACAGATTACGGACGATTTCATTGCGGACGGGATCGAGCGGGCGATCAACAAGGACTATTACGGCAGCAAGGACCTCGGCGATTGGGCGAAGCAGTTGATCCTGCAGGCTCGCCAGCGCGATCCCGAAGCCTGGGCCTTTTACGAGATGAAGGACAAGGCCGCGGATTTCGTTCAGAAGGCAACCGGCGTTTCGCGCGATCCGAATTTCAACGCACCCGATCAGCAGGTTCTGCGGAATTTCCGGCGCGCGATCTACCGCGGCGACGTGAAGAAAGCCACGCAGTTTTACCTACGGCTACTGGACTACGGTTACACGAGCGAACGCTTCGCCGCGAGCATCCGGGCCCAGGATCCACTCAGCGGCTTGCCCAAGGCGCTGCGGCAACCCTTCATCGCCAGCCTGACGCCCTTCGACCGCGAGCAACTGCAGCGGGCGAACGAGTATTACAAGCGCATCAACGCGGGTCGGGGGTTGGAGCGGCAACTGTTCCCGTCGAAGCGCTGGGGTGAAGCGTGGATGAACGAATACCGCCAGCACCCGAAGACGGACGTTTTGCAGCGGATGATGGGGCGGTGATACGTTCCGGAACCGATGGTTGGGATTTCCGCTTGGGCTTTGACCACCGCCAGCCAGGCGGAAGCAGGCGATCGAACGCAGCCAGTTCCTCATCCGTGAGAGGCACGGCATAGAACCCGCGCACCACGCGCACGGAATTTCCCATCTCGTCAGCGGTGAGCGTATCGTTGCGATGCCGGCGGAGGTGGAAGGAACCGTACGTGTGACGGCAAATATCCGGTTCCCATATCTCGTTCAGCTTGGCATCGGCTTTCACGCGTTCGTGCAATCGTGCCTTGAACACGATCTCCGGCGCGAGTTCGAGCGAGTAGGTAAGCCACGCCTTGGCGCTCGGCGTGAGCTTGACCGCACGATGGGTGCGGGATCGAGGATCCCCGACGAACACGTAACCCTCATCGAGATTGATGCGCTCGGGCGCATCGGCGAGATCGAGCACCTCGCTTGGTCGCAATCCAACGAAGGTGCGCAAAACATAGTTGGTCAACATGCGCACGCGCTGCTTGGTCTTGCGATCAACCGCTGAGTGTTTCGCCGCGGCTTTCATCAGCGCCGCGACGCCGGACACCGAAAGCCGGCGCGGGGGATGGCTCTTCACTGCGATTTCGTCGAGATCATCGAAGAGACCACGCGGCACAAGTCGCCGCTTGGGGTGAGCCAACCAGCCGGCCAACCGGGTCACAGCCGCCCGACGGTTAATTTGCGTGCGACCCTTCACGTGCGGAGCACGGATCCAAGGTTCAATTTTCGCCGGCACAAAGTCCGACAGGACGGACACCTCGGTTTCGCGGATCATCAGGTCCAGCCGTCTCCTGAGATTTTCGACGGTTTCTTGCGCTTTCCCAAGCGTGCGAAGTTCACCGACCATTTGCTTGATGAGCTTCGGCAGCAGTAGTCCACTCGCCTCGATCGGCTCTCGTGCCAACAAGGCGGAGGCGGCTTTCACGAGGCTGCGCGCGCCAATCATCCTCTGAGCCTGCTCGGCAGCACGGACTTGTTCAGCCGTCAACCAAGTCAGCACCGACCGATGATCGGTCTGGAATGCGCCGGCATCGCGCTCATATTTGAGCCGGATCGATTCGGCTTCGGACGCGTCGGAGTAGTTTTCGCGGATCCTGCGTCCATTGAGCGTCCCGCGGACGCGATAGACGATGCCGCCGCTGGGATTCCGAAACGGTTGGACAACGAATTGAGAGCGGCGGGCCACCCTGAAAGATTTGCCTGAAAATTTGCCCGAATCGACCTTTTTCGAACCATTAGGACCGTTTTGAATTTATATGCGCACTGCGGCCTTATTACGCAATAAGCTAATTAGCAGGATATTAACTGGAGGCGCGGGCCGGAATTGAACCGGCGCATAGAGGTTTTGCAGACCTCGGCCTTACCACTTGGCTACCGCGCCCTTCAGGAGCGGCGAAAGTGCCATTTACTGCGTCCGCGTCAAGCCGAAC